TGCTTGAGTTGCCGCTGCAGTACACTTTGTAGTGTATTCTTGCATAGGATTGTCATTCACAAAACCGATTCCGTCGTTACTTCCAGTATTATAGTCCTTAGCGAACGTAGTACTAGCTGCAACTGAGTTTGCGTATGTAGGTTTGCTAGTAGAGTTATCTATATAGAAAGCTCCATTGAACACGCCTAATAGTTTTTGAATGTTGGATGTACTTGTAGCCCAACCTGCGCCACCTGTAATGCCGTCATCCATAGTACCCGCCGCAGCGTCCTGTAGATAACCATCATCACCAGCTGTATGCTGTGGTGAAACCGGATTGTTCTTAAATATACCAACACCTAAACCAGATTTGATCTTGTATTCAGCTTGACCACCTGTAGCAGGAGTTGATCCTACTGTAGGGGCTTGTCTAAATCCAAAACCAGCTGTTTGATTTGCTGCCATTGTTTTATTTTCCTTGTTTATGTACTGACCCAAATAGGTCAATACGGATTAATGTTAATTTGTTGGACTTAGAAATTGCTAAATAACTATTTCTTCGTACCACCAAAAGTTACACGAGTTTGTCGTTCATTATTGAACGGCATACTAGGGTGCTGTTCCTTCATAAGATTGTTCTCTACTGCTTCTTCTTTGGCGTTGTTCTGTTTTTTATAGTACTCGTCAATTTGAAGCGCAATCTCTTCTGGTATCCTAGCCAGCAATAGGCCGCCCACTCCGATAACTCCAGCGTATTTACCTTCTGTCATCTCTGGATATTGAGTGTCTGGATATTCGTCAGCTCTCACTAACTCCCATCCTTCTCTCAAAGACGATGCTACGTTTTTAGCATCTGATGATCCAAGAATTTCGGATCGTATCCATTGATGTCTGAATCCAGTTGGCGCTGGTGGTGCATCAAGTGAGTTAGGTGGAGACCAAACTTTTTTTGTTTCAGCTTTCGCTCTTGTTTGGCTCGCACGTGAGGTTTTTATTTTATCATTTTCCATATGCTTAGTTTCCTTCCGTGATATTTAATTGTTTTGCATAATCTTCTAGCGGCACACCTAATCTTTTAGCAATTGCTACCTGTGAAGGCGTGAGTTTGACAGTTTTTTTGCGTCCTGTTGAGGCTGAACGTTTAGCCGAGGCTACATTTTGAACTGGTTTAGTTCTTTCAGTAGAATTATCTTCTATCTTATCAAATTTATGGGGAAATTCAACTCTTATTCTTTTGTCAACTTCTTCATAATATTCTTCAGATTTAGGGTCATAACCTTCTGATTCTACAAGTCTTTTATGTATATCAAAAGCCGTATAAGTCATAGCTGAATCGTTACCAAACCAAGCATTTTTAGATGCCCAGTCTTCCGCTCTAGGATCAGTAACTACTGATTGAGTAGATCTTTGAGGATTTATCTTAACTTCTTTTTCTTGCACAGGTTTCTCTACTCTAGTTTTTAAAGTATTTAAACGTGCGGCATCCATAGTTAAAGTTGCAATTTGTTCTTGCGCTTTAACTTGACCTTCCACATCTTGAGCTTCAATAGAAGTTTTTAGTGCTTGTTTAGCTGCAACTAAATTACTTGATACTCTATTTTCAAATTCAGAAACATAGGATTTATCTAATTTAGATAATCTTCCTTCTACTTCATCTTTTTGTCTTTTAGTTGATTCAGCAAAAGCTATTGCTTCTTCTTTTTGTCTTTCAGCTTCTCTCATTTTACGAGTTAATTTAGCAATACGTCTTTGAACGCCATCACTATATTCTTTTAGCTCATCTTTATCTTCAGATTTTTTTTCAAGTTTAGCTTCTTTTTCAGAAGATTTATCTTCGTCTTGAGTAGGTTGTTCTACTTTTTCAACTTCGATTTTTTCTTCGATAGGTGCTTCAACTTTTTCTGGTTCACCTTTATCATCTAAATTAATTTCAGCACCGACTGTTTCGCCGACATCAATTAATTCTTCAGATGGTTTTTTGTTTTCGTTTTCTGTTGGCATAGTTCCTTCCTATGTTGTTAAATGTAATGAAGAACTGATTCAGGATCACCTATGGTCCCTAACACTTCATCATCGTTTAGTATTCGCACTTCTCCGCCTTCTATTGGTAATCTTGCGCCAGCGTATCTAGCGAACATTACCCAATCTCCTACTTTGCACCAAGGCTCATTAAATTTATCTTTGTCCTTGTATGCAAGATCTCCCATTTTTAAAACATAACCACAAGTAGTTGCGATTCTAGCTTTATCTAATTGTTCTTGAGAGAATAAAATTCCGCCTTTAGTTTTTTCTTTTGGTGTAAAAGGTAAAACTAAAAGTCTATAGCCGACCGGGTTTGGTAATTGGTCTTCTACTTCTTTAATGTTATTTTCGTCTAATCTTTTTGCGTGAGGTTCTTCTTTTTTCTCTTGCTCGTATTTTTCTTCAAGTGCCAATTTAATTTTTGGTACTTCCTTTTCCTTTGATGTCGATAACTGTTCCTTGCTCATCTTTTTGCTCCTTTGGTTTTAGCAGGTTAGAGATTTCCTGTAATACTATTTGATAGGCTTGTGCCTGACCTAGTAAATACTTGTATTTTTCATAATTGTCAACCCCACCTGTAATCATTGTATCACCTATTTGTTGTAGGGTAACATTAATTCTTTTTTGTAGCTTGTGTATTATTACTAATTCATCCATCTTCTCTCCTTATAATTTAAATTGTTGTAACACTTCTATTTTCTCTTCAGCATTTGCAATTTTTTCTATTAATTTATCTACTTCATCTATGTGTTGAGGATGTTCTCCTATCCCAACAGAATCTTCTAAATAAATTTTAAGTGTAGCATCTGCCTCAAGAATTTGAGCTTCGTATCTAGCTTCAAGAGCATCTAATATTGCTGTTCTCATATTATTTTTTTCGGTTAATTACTTTTTTTAATATCTTAGCTTGTCCTGCGTGTAACTTAGAGGCTTTTTTTAAACCTTTAATTACTTTTTTAATCTTTTTCTTTTTACCATTTAACATTTCCATCTCCTTCTAGCCTGACGGATACGAGAATTTGGATCATTTTTAGTTTTTGCAGATGAGCGTTTTAATTGTCCTGCACTTCTAGCACAGTACGACTTACGTCGATTTGCAGCTTTTGATCCAGATTTTACTTTTCCTGTCACGGCTGTTTTTAGTTTACTTCCAGGGTTTGCGGCTCTGTAAGCTCTTACACCTTTTGCTGTCATTCCAGCTCCAGATTTTGTTGGTCTATAATTAGCGCTTTTACCTTTTGTAGTTCTTCTTATAGCCATTATAACATACCTTTATAATATTTTTTTAAACTAGGGTTTCCTACTTTCACACCACCTAAACTACCAGATATATAACTTCCTTTATAATCTCTCTGTGCTTGTTTGATCATAGAGTTACCTACTGATCCACCTTTAGCTTTTTTATCTCTTTTTGTAAATGTTGAAACGTTGGTTGGTTTACCGCCAGGATTACCGGCTGCTCTTTTTCTGCTGACAGCACTCGCCTTTTGCGAGCTTGACATTCGTGTGGCTTTTGCAAGTGGTACGCACTTCGGATATTTTCTTTTTGAAGAACTTGCAGATTTTCTTCCACAAGGTTGATATTTTCCATTCTTCTTTGGTGCTCCAATATCTACCCATTTTTCATTTACCCATTTCTTTAGATCGCCCATTAGACTTCTATCATTGTAGTCATATCTTCTACAACGATACCACCTTCGCGCATTTTTTTTCTTTTACCTATTTTACCTTTACAAACTTTAGAGGCATACATATTTGCATATGCCGAAGGATATACCTTAAACTTTCTTTTTGCTGCTGCTTTTCCTTTGGGACAAAGTTTAGCCATTATTTCCAACCTTTTTTAGCTAACTTTGGTTTACCTTTAATTAAACCACCTTTAGATTTATATATTCGTGAATCATTCCCGTGCTCTATTTCTCCACCTCGTATATAATACGGAGTTTTTAATATATCTCCAATAAGATCAATGAATGGAGTTTTTTTCTCTCTTTCTTTTCGTTCTCGAAACTTTCGAACTCTTTTCTTGTTTTCTATTTCTTTTTCAGTAAGTTTAGGCTTAGATTCTTTATTTTCTATTTTATCAATTCTTCTTTGTTCTTGTTTTTTCCGAATCTCTTTTACTGTAAGCTTTTTTCCTTTTTCTCTTTTAAACATTATTTTTTCTTTTTGTTTTTAATTTTTTTTAAAAATTCTTTTTTCTTACTTAAACCTAAAGTAGGTTTTATGCTTTTAATAGGTTTAGTTTGTCTTCTCATAACTATTTTATTTCACAACCTCTGCCACGTATAGCTATTCCACCACTTTTAAGACCAACTCTACCACCTTTAGCTTTTTTTGTTTCAATTTGGCTAGGTCTTGGTTTTGTAGTTTGCAAAAATTGATAAGATTGAGAACCTGGTTTAGGTTTTTTCATCGAACCTGAAAGAGGTTTTTTAGGTTTTGTTTTATCTTTAACTTTACCACCGTCTTTCATAAATCCCATTTTGTTTCTAACTTGAGTTGGTAATTTAGCTAAACCTTTTTTACCAGCTGGTACAGGTTTTAATGAACCACCATCTTTAAGTTCTCTTACAACTCTTTTCTTTTCAGCTTTAAGATTTTTTTTACCTTTTTTAGTGTAGCCTTTTTCAGCATCAACTCTACCTAGTTCTTCGAGTTCGTTCATTCTTTTTGAATTCATTATTTGCTTGCTCCTCTAGATTCATCTCTTCTAGATTTATAACTTTGTGATTTTGTAGATTCCTTGCCTCTTCTTGCTCCTAAAGATTCGTCAAGTCTAGCATTAGCTCCTTGTTTCTTTGTAGCTGATTTCGCATATGGAAATCTTACATTTGATCTTACTCCGTTTTGTCTCATTTTTTTCCTCCGTTTCTAAAAATTTGTGTTCCTTTTATACCATAGATACTTGCAACAACCAAGATCCATAAATTTGTAAACCAACTTGGTAGTGCTGCAAAGTGTTCAAAGAAAATATTTACTTTGTCCATCGCACTCGGATCGTCCGATACCACTGCCCAGGCTAAAATTGCTATAGGCGCCGAGAGGATTATGAGAACCGCCTCGTCCTTCCAGTCAGATTGCCTAGCTTCTAACAATTTACCTTGGTAAGCTTCCTTACCTTCAGCCATACGAGATGCGTGCATAAGCTGTGCATCTGACATAGCTATTTTCGTCTTCTGTTTGTTAGCGTAAATTTTACTACCCGCAGAAACGGCTAATTTAATTGCCGATAACCACATTTAGTACCACTTAGCTTTAACAGGTTTTTTATCAGCTCTCATTCTTTTAGTTCCTCTAACATCTACTGTTTGAGTTTCTAAAGGATCTGTTGCTTCGATAGTTTTACCGCCTGTTTGGTAACCATCTGCGCCAACGCCAAGTTCTTTTTCGATCTTAACGTCTTTGTTCATAAAAGTCTGACCTCTTTGCCAATCTTTGCTCATAATGTTTCTCCTTGATTATATTATAGTTAATTTTTCTTGAAATTTCTACCAAAATCGTGAATTTTACTAGCATTAGACATCTCTTGTCGTCTAAGACTGTTTTGATTTGATAGAATTGTTTTAGTTAGCGAAGTTTCAGAGCGTAATTCTGCTAAATCTTCGTTTTGCTCCAGTTTATCTTCAGTGTTTTGTTGGTTCATCATAGCTTTCATAGTATCTAAGCTAATTCTACCTTCATCAAACGCAGCTCTAGCTTGATTTTGTCTTGCTTTAAGATCTAGTTCTCTAGTTTTTAGTTTAATTAGAGGATCTCCACCAAATTCACTGATAACTTTTTGTTCTTCATCCATATAATCTTTAGTTAGCTCTGCAATCAACACAGCTTTTCTAGCATTCATATTTTGTGTCAATTGATTTGCTTGTTGGACAAGCTGTTGATTATTAGGATTTTGTTGTAACTGCATTTGCATTTGTCTTGCTTGAATTAATTCCTCTTTAAACTCTAATTGAATTTGTTCTTGAGACATTAAACTAATTCTTTCCAAAATATTTTTTTGTAATGCACCCATAACCATAGGATTGTTTTGTACAGTGTTAGATTTCATAAAGTTTAAATGTGAATCAATATGGGCTTTGTGATCTTGTCCTTGAAAGGCTTGAAAAGGTTTACCTGCCAACGCTGCAATTTCTTCCATACTCGGATCAATCGGAGTAGGTTGTGCCGGTGGGGGTAAAATTGATGCAATATTTTTTACTCCTAAAGCTTCATACATAGACCTATACGCTTGGTATAGGTTATGTAGTTGAGGATTCGATTGCGCTAATTGAAGTTGTGATTGCGCCATCGAAATTCTTTGAGTTTGTGAAAATATATTTGGATCTGCAACCGGTAGAATATCTATTCTATCATCAAAGTCTGAGACCTTAACATTTCTAGCAGCACCGGGTACATCGTAAGGATATACAGGTGGTAGATATGTTTTAAATACATTCGCTAATAATTTAAATTCTTGTTTTAGACCAACGTATAATCTTTTGTGTATGGCTGACATTACACGTGAACCACGCTCCAATAATGCTACTGTCGTACCGACGGCGGCTTGTTGGTTCATATCACCCACTTGCATATCTGCGATGGCCGCGAAACGCTGACCAGCTGATACTACAACACCCATTAATTGTAATAATGTTTGATCAGGACCTTTGAAAGGTAAAGTCATAAACTGATCTTTAATGTTTCCACCAGGTGCATCTACATCTCTAAACTCACCAGGTTGTAAGGGTTGTGCATCATCTCTAATTCTAATACCACGAGATTTAAATCCAGCGGGTAAATTAGCTAAAGTTCCAGCATCAAGTAATTGTCTTAACGCAGCTGTGGCTGTTCTTGTTAAACCACCAATCATATGAATTAAACCAAAGCCATAAAAACCAGTACCTGGTAAAAATTTAAACTGAACAAAGTAATTAATTTTTTTCATCATTGTATCACCTTGATTGTAGTTTCTTCTAATTGATAAAACAGTTTGATTGGATTCAGCTATTGTTATGACGTAAGGAAGTTTAATACCTGTTTCTTCTCCATCTTCACCCATATCTTCATAGCCTTCTAAATCTAAATTTGTATGAATTTCTAATAAAGTGTATTGATCTTCTTGACCATCTTTTTGAATTCCTTCAAGTTCTAATTTTTTATCTTGTAATTCGTTTTGAGTTACAGGGGGCGAACCTAAATCTACATCTCTGTAAAATCCTGCAACTTGTTGTTTTCTTAATTCATTCTCTGAAATTTTAATAACGTGTACAACCGCTTCTGCGTCATCTAAAGAGTTAGCTGAATAAGGTACAATTAAATCATCTGCCGGTACAAATTTAGAAACGGCTCTACCTAAAAGGTCGTCATAATAAACTTTCTTAAAGGTAGAACCGGACAGGGGTAGATAGAAAAGCATTTGGTCAAACTCTGGTTCATATTCTTTCATCTGATCCATAATTTGATAATTCATAAAATCTCTTACACGGTGTGCTTGATCTTGTTTCTCTGGAGATGTAGCTCCTAAAATTTGCGTTCTTACCGGACCGTCGGCTGGTAATAATTCTTTGTAAGCTTGCGCTTGAAATTGTGTAACTGCTTCTGCAAGAACTGGATGATTGACACCACTAGCTCCTCTGAAAGGTTCTGTTCTTCTCTCATATTTAAATCCTAATAGTTCTAAACCTTCTCTATAAGATTGTTCCCAATCTCCTCTAGATTCTTTGTACTCTGTGTATTGATCAAATAATTTATTTCCTAATGGAGATAAAACTCCATCGTCTAATGATTCAGCTAAGTTAGCAAAATGATCTTGAGCCATTGATGGGTCAAGTGCATTTGGATCAAAAGATACTTCAGCACCACCTTCGTCATCCATTGTTACTTCTACGTCTTCTGATTTTTGAACAATGTCTTCGTTAGGTGTTTCTACTTCAGTTACTTCTGTTTCTTTGAATTCTTCGTCGCTTACAGATTGATTCGGTAAAGCGTCATCTATTTCTGCCATATTTATCCTTTTAGTTTAAACATTGTTGCAAGTCCACCTTTTTTAAATTGTGCATAACGAGGAGTACCACTTTTTCCACCATAACCCATAACACCTCCATCTTTAGAAGAACCTGAAAAAGTTGAGCCTTTACCTGGATCTGAAGCATATTCTTGAGCACTTGATGCTCCATCATATCTTCCACCGGTCATTGCATTTTGTCTATCTCTTGATGCTTTAGATTGAGACGCGTATGCTGCATCCAATGCTGATTGTCTTGCTTGAGCTTCACTAGCTATTTTGTCTTCATAAGCTTTTTTCTCTGCTATAGCTCTATCAAGTTTTGCTTGTTGAAATTTTGAAAGAGTTTTATAACCCATCATTTTTTCTATGTATTTCTCTAATTGTAATCCATAATCATTTGTTCCAAAACCTGATACAACATTTTGACCAGACAATACTGAACCCGGTCCATACTTTGCTAAACCAGAATTAGGATCGTTTCCAATCATCATTTGACCATCTGTAAATTTTAAATTATCAGACGTTCCGGTAATTCTTGTTCCTGTTTGTCCTCCTAAAAAATCCATTTGTGGTTGAAGGTCAGGATTATAATTCATAGCATTAGGGTTTAATGCATTTCTTTTATTAGCTAAAGCCATCATTGGAGTAATTGCAAAGTTTTGAAATTTATTTGCTCCTGAAACAATTCCACTTCCTATTCTACTGTCTGAAAATTTATCCATCATTGAGCCTGTAAAGTCTCCTACTTTTGAAAATGTTTTTCCTAGAAAACTATTTGGATCTAAAGAAGTTGTTTGGCGAGTTAAGGGATCAAGAGTAGTTATTCCTCCTTCACCTCCTCCACCTTGTTGATATTGATTTATATTTTGATTTATAATATTCGGAGTTGTGGGTGTAGATGTAGTCGGAGTTGATGTTGTAGTAGATGTTGTTGCAGACGAAGGTGTAGAACCTTGATAACCAAACAATGATAAATAATCATTCATATTTGGAAATTGATTTTGTAATACTGAACTGCCTTTATAGGTATTAATATAATTTGAAAAATCTTGTGCCATTAATAATACGTTCTCTCTGTTTTCGGTAATGCATTTTCTTTTTCATCTTCGGGGTGTCCAATAAAACCTCCCTGTCTAAAGCGCATTATCGCTTGTGTTGTACTGTCCACCAAATCATCGTGATCTCCATAAGGAAATGATGCACACTCTTCGATTACCTCTTCGGCAAACTTGTCTTCAGTTGCCCAAATAATTCCACTTTCAAATAATGGAGCAACCGCATTAACTCTAGCGTGTTTATCACTACCTTTGCTAGGAGTATAGTTTATAACAGGTATACCCATTTTTCGCAACTCAAAAGTTAAAGGCATTCCAGAAGCTTTAGCCTCCACGATCACCGTTTCAGGGTTCCAGTAGCGATATTGTTCCATAGCAACTTTTTTAAGTTCAGGAAATTCTAAACGTTCTTTGACTGCATCTAGAAGTATTAAGTTAGGTGGTGAATCTTGATCAGGATAAAATACACCCCACGTTGTAATTGCAGAATAATCCGCAGTTTCTTTTTTAAGAAACGCCGTATCATAACTTTGAATAATATGTTGTAGAGGTGGAATATATCCTTTGTCCCACACGTTCCACCATTCTCGTTTAATTAATGATCCTTCTTCAGCCGTTGGGTTCTGCATCCACTGTGCATTCCATTTACCAACAGACAGAGAAGCTTTCACCGATTCGAGTTCCTCTTTCTTCCAATACTCTGGCCATACCGGTTTCTCACTTGGTAAGATTGCTGGAAACTCAATCACTTCCCACTGATCTGATTTTAATTCTTTTTGAGACTTAAGTAACATACCAGTCAAGTCTTTCATATTCCATCTCGTCATAACCAAGACGATCGCTCCACCAGGTTGAAGTCTTTGTCTTGGTCCTGATGTATACCATTCATACGCACGCTCTAGTGCAGTTACGTTCAACGCATCTTGCTCCGAGTGTGGGTCATCAATGATAAGTAAATCCGCTCCACGACCCGTTATGGCAGATCCAACACCAGCTGCGTAGTATTCACCACCTTGTTCTGTTTCCCATTTGCCCGCGGCTTGCGAATCTTCTCTTAGTCTTGTTTTGAAAACGGATTGATATTCGGGGCTATCGATTAAATTTTTAGCTTTACGTCCAAAGCGGATCGCTAATTCTGTGGTGTGGGTCGTTTGAATAATCTTTAGATCAGGTTTACGTCCTACCATCCAAGAGGGTAAGAGGTAAGACGCAAACTCAGATTTAGTATGCCTAGGGGGCATATTAATAATAAGTCTTTTAATTTTTTTATTTGCGATGTCATTAAATTTTTGTGAAATTTTTTTGTGATGCTTACCTTCTATAAACTCTGGCCAAACGTGTTTGACAAAACTTAGAAAGTCTTTTTGAACTGAGTTCTGTTTTTTCTTCTCATCAAATTTAATGGCGTATTTTAAGAATTCTTTCTTAGCGTCAGGGGGAAGTTTGTTTATTAGTTCTTCATTCATTTTCGTTTACCTTCACGGCATTCGCCGTCGTGCACATACAATAAGTTGATTATAGATTTAAACTTTTTATTTCGCAACCCTCTAGAAATAGTGTTTCCTTTTTTATTTCCACTTAATCTGAAGTTTTCTGTCTTTACTTCCCAACATTGTACCTCACCGGTATCAGGATTAAAGGTTATTAGATCCACGGTACCATTGGTTTGACAAGAATCAAAAACATCTAGACCTTTAGCCATTAAGTAACAAACGGCAATCTTCTCGTTGTAGCACCCTTTTCTGTTCTTCTTCATAACCCCTTTTGAAAAAAAATTTTATAAAATTTTTTACAACTTGTAATATATATGAAAATGAAAATACCCCATATCTTTATCTAAATCAAACTATATATACTAATATATACTACATCCTTTTTGTTTTAGATTGTTTGAATTAATATTCTTATTTATCTATTCTAATTGCTTTGGTACCTCTATTGGATAATAAGGAACTACGTACTCTGAATATATAATAAGTAATAGTATGCCTACGGCATACTCTTAAGGTGTCGAAAATCGATACAACCCACGCTTGTGGCGTGGGTCGTGGCTTGTTATCCGTAGGTTATTTAATTTATAACCTACGGATAAAATATTAATAGGCTTGAATAATTATTCTTTGAGTATTTGGTATTTCAATAACTGATGTGTGATTTCTTAAATCATCAAGATTTTTTATATCTTGATAGTTTTCTTTTATTTCTTTGAGGTTCTTGTATTCATCATACTCACATCTAAAGGCGATAGGGTCGAACTCTATTTCTGTACCACAATCTTCTTCATATTGAGTAAGGTACTCAAACAAAGCACTTGCACCCTCAAAACTAAATCCGTGTTTATCTTTCGACATTTCACTTACGAATTGATATTCAGTAATTGTATCTTTCATTTTTGTTTTCCTTTCTATTTATTTATTATCGACGATTATAGTTTCAAATCTAAAATTTTGCAATGACCAATAATCTTTGATTTCTTTGTTTGCTCGGTCGTTAATCAGATCCATTTTACAAAATTCTAAACTTTCTTTTTCCGTATGACCTTGTGAGGTCATACGAATTATATTAGCGCCGTCAATGGCGCAAGTTTTATAGATGGTTTTAAACATTTTTAGTATTATCCAAATATTTTTTTTCATCTATATCTTTAAGAAGTTTTTCATAATTAATATAAGGGTAAAAATTTTGAATACCTCTTATAGTCTTATTCAAATCTTCTTCTAACATACAAAAAGCCGTTGCATTTTTTTTAGGCTTGTAGTCGGCGTATGTATTCCTAAACTTTACTAATTCATCAACTAAGTTGTATAAATTGGGTAATGGTTCTTTTTTCATTTTTTCCTCCGTTTGTTTTTTTTGTTTGTAATTCAAAACGAATCACTTATAAGAATATATGGGAAGAATTTTAAAAAATCAAATGAATAAAAGCTTTTATAATTGGATCGAGCTGCGCCGAGCTGCCGTTGAGCTGCGCCAAGAAAAAAAATTAACTAGGTTCTATAGATCCACAAACCACGACCCACAGAAAAAATTTGATTGTGCAGCTCAAACGATTTTTTTTATTTTTTTTATGAATAAGGAACAAGCGAGAATACAAGCGAATAACTCACAAGCGATCGACAAGCGAGGATCGTTAATTAATTTTTTTTATAATTAACCAACAAGCGATTGACCTCGTCCCAATCATCTTGAACCAAGCAAGGCGTTTCACGATGATCTTCTAAAAGTCCGTAAATACTTTTACTCCCATAAAGTTTTATGGAGCGAGGAACGGCAGTGCCGAGCAAGATGAAATTACGTTTAGGTCGTAGTAAATGGAATAGTTTTTGATGTGGTGAGAAGATAACTTTCTTCTGTTTTTCGTTCTTAATTAATTTTAACTCAACCATAAAAAAACCACAGTGATCGTGGTATCCAAGACAATCACACACTCCAAAACTTGACCAACTTTCCAATCTTGTCCACCTAATTTGAGGGGTATTTTTCTTCAAAAGTTTCCAAAGGTCACTCTCTTTTTTCATAGTACAAACTCTTATTTTAAAAGAGTAAAAATTGCAAGATAAGAGGGGTTGTGAGTGGGGGAAAACCCTCTCAAAAGTTAATTTGAGAGGGAAAGGGAGTTCTATTTAATTTCTTGTTCTTCTGATTTCTGCATCATTAATCGTTGCATTTCTGCAAGTTCTCCAAAAGTAGTCTCTAGTGATATGTCAAAATCTTCACCAAATACCTTTTTGAAAGATTGTTTAAAGTGTTCTTCAGTATTAAAGTTTTTTATCTTCATTTTCTTTCTCCTTTATTTCTTCGTTTAATTGTTCCATTTTTTTAATCATTTCAATTTGAAAATCTAAATAAACACCTTTTGTTATTAAGAGTTCCATCATTGATTTTTCTCTTTTTTCCATTTTTACCTCCTTTCTACCATTGTATTTTTTTCTCCATCTTCTTCTATCTCTTCTACAATCTCTCCTACAATTTCGGTTTTATTCATTTTGGAGTAGTCTTTGATGTATGAACAAGCAACCTCATTTGTACTTTCAGTTTTTATATCTATTTTGGATTGATCGAGATATTTTTCGTGTGCTTGATCTTCGTCTTCTGCAATAACTTGATGTTTGATTACATAAGTTATCTCCTCTTCTATCTCATAGATTTTTTTACCTATATCTTTATCAGACACAAATAAATCGTCAGTAGGTTTAAACTCTTCCATTATTCAACCTCATTTCTAAATGTAGGGATACAAGATAACTCTTTTATATTTGTTAAAATTGCCCCACTTTCGTTTCCCTCATCATCACTACTAGGAGTTAAAATAGTTCCATTATCCAAATAGATTTCACAAGGTTGTTGTGACCAACCCATCAATCTTTCACTTTCTTTTGCACTCAACCATTTTACTTTTACTATTTTTCTTCCTACTAAATGCTTACTTACTAACTTTTCCCATTTACTATCTTCCATCTTGTTTCTCCTCTCCGTGAATATATCTATCTAAATCTTCTGCTATATTCCAATTTTCAATAAATAACTCCAACCATTTTCGTTGCTCATTATTGATGTCGTCTCTTAAAATAACCTCATCTGCACTCGTGGGATCTTTGATATTGTTTTTTTCTCCCCATTTAACATAAATATCAACTAATTTATCTATTGTGTCATTACTCATTATTTCTCCTTTTTTATTTTTCTTTCTATAAACAAGATATACAATATTCATTATTTTGTCTAGATATCTCGTCTGATTTCATTATCTCTTTACAAGATTTACAAAACCCTTTTGGTGTAGGTGTTATCTTGTTTATTATTGATGATAAGGTTCTAACTGTATCTTCAGAAGAATTTTCTTTATCTTCAATAGCTAAATCTAAATCATCACTTAACCAATCTAACAAAAAAGCTTGTTCTTTTTTAGTTAGTTTCATCGTCTCCTTTCTCAGATAGATAATGAGTATAAGTCATCATCATTCCAATTTTTTTTCCGTCTTCAAATATTTGCTCAAACATACTGTGAAGACCATTTTTCTTCATAGATCTTTCTTGATCTATCCAACAAGTCCAAGTCTCATCAACATATGCATTTATTCTATCTTTTATTTCTTTTAGTTGCATATAGTTTTTAGGATTATTTTTTTTAAAGTTTTCCCATTCTTCTTTTCTCCAACCTTGTGGTGTCATTATATTTTCTCCTTTCTATTTTTAGGTAAAACTAGATCATTATTTAAACTAGAATAATTACCAAAAAAATATTTTCCATTATTATTTATACTATCTTTGATACAAGGGTATTTATCGACCATATATTTACTACAAGACCAACACAAAGATAATTTTCTTAATTTTCTATTTGGGTCTAACTGTCTCTTAATATAAGTCATTAAGTGTTTTTTGCTTTTAAGTGCTTTTTTCCACATAAACTTTAAATCAAAAATATCTTGTTGATCGTTATATTCATCGATATAAAAAGTTGCTATTACATTTACACTTACATTTTTTTCATATTCTCTCATTATATTTTCTCCTTTCTATATAATTTATTTGCTTTTATTTTTTGTTGGGTATCAAGTTGTAATTTTTTTCCCAATTTTAATAATTGTTCTGCATATTCATATGGAAAATATTTATACTTTCCATAGTCGTCTTTATCTAAAGATTTAAGTTCTATCTTTATTAAATCTCTTAATATGCATTTTTCTTTTGTATTTAACCATTGTCTCATTTTATTCTCCTTTTTATTTATTTTTATATACCTATTGTAATTTAAAAACAAGGGATTATATGGGAATAAATAAGAAAGGAAAATATGACAAAAATCAATAAAAAATCGTGGATTTGGGATAGAACAAGAATAATCTTAAAAAACCCAAATAATGAAGATGTTATCTTAACAAGTGAAGATTTGAATGATCAAACACTAAATTATATTTTTGAAGACATAGAAAAATATGTTCAAGAAGAGGGTGGAGAAATAGAATAAAAATAAAACACAACTCCCGGTAGAATTTTTATAAAATAAAAATAAAAATAAAAATATTATAACTCACAGGCGAACAGGCGATTACAGGCGATTACAGGCGATTATTGACTTGTACGGAAAGTTACACTATAAAACAACCTATGGGAGTACCAAAACAATTAACTGAAAGACAGATGAAGTTTTCAGAACTTTTAGTCTACAATGAAGGTAGAAAAAGTCCAGCTGAGTGTGCGCTGGAGGCAGGCTACAAATCAAGACCAAGACAAGCTGCGAGTGAGCTGCGAAATCCCAGAATATCTCCATTGGTAGTAAAATATATTGGTGAGTTGAGAGCAGAGGTGCAAGAAAAATATGGTATTAGTTTTGAAAAACATTTAGGTGAGTTAGCTAAACTACGAGATGATTCAGCTAAAAAAGGTGCGTGGTCTGCTGCGATTAATGCTGAAGTAGCTAGAGGAAAAGCAGGTGGTTTGTATGTAGATCAAAAACTTGTGATGACCGGTAATCTAGATAAGATGAGTGAAGAAGAGCTGCAAGCGAAAATGAAACAGATCCTGGACGATCACAAAAATTTAATTAATATTACCCCAGAAGAAGAGATAAAAGAATCAGTAATAGAATCAAACCTTGATGGTGATTCAATTCAGAAATAATTTTACTATATAGTTTTCTTGGAAACTTTTTTACTAGTGCCCACTTGTTTATAACTGGTTTGTATTCCATTTGAGTTTGGTCCTTTTTTTGGTGGAAGTTGATCCCATTTTACATTAGGCATATTCTTTGTCAATGTAGGATTAAAAATTCTGTTGTATTCTTTTTTATAAGTTTCAGTAGGTATTCTAGATCTACCATCGTAGCTAAATTTTTTAGTTTTCATTTATTTTCTCCATCTTGAGTATACAACCTTTTGGGAATACATTTCTATCAGAAAATAACTCATCTCCTAGTTCGTAGGAAGCAAAGGTTCTAATAGTTTTTTTATCTTTAGAAAACAAATAAGCTTGAGTAACCATAATACTTGCATCAAACTTATTAAACTCTTCTGCCGTAGCGTGAGCCGAATCTCCCGTGATATCAACCCAAACTATTTTATAGAAGAAATACTTCTTATTTTTAATAACAACGTGTCTATATTTAGATTTTTTAGGAGTTCTTGGCATAGGATCTTATACTATAAGAGAAATTTTTAGGCAATTTTGTTTTAACAAAAACCAAAAAAATGCCTATCGCGCAGAGTACATAAGCAGAAAGTTCAATCAAATCAATGCTTATTTAACCTTGCCATAGCAAAAACATCAAAAAGCTAGTAATACCAACAAACTTGCCACCATAAAATCTGCCTTGGCAAGACCTATGGCAGACTATTATCTGCTAATACCAACACTTCTAATCGATTTTTAGCCTCCTTGCCACCTTGCCACCCTAAAAAACTTTTTTATTTTTTAAAAACAAATTACCCTAGAATTTCTCTTACACCGTGGCAGACTAGATTAGAATCGTTCTAATCTTTGATACGTTTAGTTCCGTGTGATATTATTTTATTCACACCAGCTCCTTGCAGCTCTATTTGAGCATAAGGTCTCCAAGCTTTAGTAATCAAATTCAACTCTAGTATAAGTGTTGACCACTGTTTTGGTGTTATGTTTTTACTTTGTATAGTTATCTTCTTCATAATTTTTGGTGGCCTTCACTCTCGCTACTAACCACCTCTTCCGCGGGAAGTTCTTAACTCTTCTTAAAAGTACGAGACCTATATAAATGCTCATTGTCGGCCTTTATAACCACTCTCTGCGTGTCTACTCCTATCAAGACACACTCTTGTACCTCTATTCTTCTAATGTCTTCTAAATAGCCATCTTTAGTTTCCATTAATATTTCGGAATCTGATAAGGAATTGCCTTTACTTTTACTTGTAAAATTATGTAATATTTGTTGTAAATCTCTTACTCTCATTTGTTTAACCTATCCTCCTTAAATTTTGGATACATTTCTCTATGTCTCCGTGCCACATTTCTGACAAGTTCGTGCCACTTTTCCTTCCACATCTCTTTCATCTCTTTGTTGCCACATTTGTGATAAACATTTGCTATTTTATCAAGTCTTTTTATTTCTTGTTTTATAGTACTCATCGACCCTCCTTAAAAATTTATGTTGATATTGTTGAAATTTTGTCCCTTCTACGACAAATTCTTGGTAGTAGTTGTCTTTACTACACATCATTACTACACCTTTAGTAATATTGGTTTTATATATAAAATTGTGCGCCATCGCATAAGCCCCTAGCTGCAGATAGTAATCCCCGATCCACTCCTCTCGCTTCGGTTTATTCGTTTGTTTAAAATCAACTATCGCATCGCTGCCCTTGTGTACTGCTACGAGATCCGTTGCCCCTGCATAAAGCCCTGGATAATACAAAGTACATTCAGTTCCATAATATTCACTTAAATTACAAAGCCCTTGTTCAATAACTCTGATGGCCATATTGTGGGCTTGTTTACCAACATTAGTGAGATCTAAATAACCTTCTTCTAAAATATATTTTTCCAAGATCTTGTGCATCGCCGTTCCACGGTTCGCACTCTCCGAAGTAATTTTAGCTGCCGCATCTTCACCAACCCTTGCTCGCCAAGCTGCCAAGCTATCTTGTTTTTCCTGTGATTCGGTGGCCTTTAGAATCGTTGTAACACTTGGTAACTTTTCTTTATCATTGATATTATAGTGCCTTTGACCTTCTATTCTTTCACGCACCGTCTTTGGGTATATATATTTATTGTTTCTTTTCATCTAATTTCCACACATCCCTTCACATTCCGATTGAAATAAATCTAATTGGTTATCTTTATTTTTAGTAAAATCAACTTGATCAATAGGTATCCCCTCACGATGTAAGAACAATTCATCTAATACTTCAGTAGAATCTTTATGTTTTGCTTTGTGTCTTTCTTGATGTCTTATAGCTTTATCCATTGCAACAACCTCATCCCATTCTTCTTTGTTTTTTTTAATTTCAATCCATTCTTTATTAGAGTGATAAGGGCAAAAAGTACAGGCAGATCTTGGAGGTTTAGGGTATTTAAAATCTTTCATCCAAGTTAGACAATCAGTCCTAGTCATTTTTAAATCTACTAAAGGATAGACATTGGTTATATATTTTAATCTATTTGTTTTTATTCTAAAAACTTCATCTTTAGAAATACCCATTAACATTTCAACCTCGGTTCCTTTTTTTCTTTTTTCACCTTTTTCTAATCCTAATAATTTTCTTACTTGTTGAACTACAGGACCTATTTTATACATATTTGTGCATTGACGACGGAGTAATCCTTTTTTACCAGTTACGGGATTTTTTGTAAAAAAAGGTGCAGTAAAAGCGGTGTATTTACCTTCAGCTGCATCTAATATATCTTGTTTTAAATCTCTCCAAGTTACTCGATACACAGGATAGGATAATTGTTTTTCTAACCAATCAAGATGTGTATACACAGCTTTAGGCTCTCCCTTTACATCAGCAAATACAGCTCCATCTACCATTGGTACTTCTCCTTTTTCAATCATCAAAGCTAATGTTGAACTTTGCACACCTGCTCCTAAAGATAGTATTCTTAAATTATTTTTTTTCATTTTTTATTTCCTTTTATAATTTTTTTCAAAATCGTAGAGGTAGGATCTAACAAATCATTAGGATCAAAACTTTTACTACAACCTACTAATAATACTAATATAATTAAATACTTCAAACTTTTCTCCTTCTTCCAAATAGTGTTCTCCAAAACCAGCTTCGGCATATTGATATTGCCGTAAAGATAACTGCGATATGAAAACTCTCAAGAACTGTTGGGTACATATCAAAGAACGGAAATATAAATAACTGTATCATTGTCGATAGAATTAATCCACTACCGACATCGATACACGTTTCAAATAAATTTCTCACTTCATCGCCTTTACGATTGCATATCCTATTTCTTCGACGATTTGCGGGACGATAGAATTGCCCAATCCTCTAAGTCGGTGTACTCTGCCGGATACCCCATTAGCCACTCGACCCACGTTGGGTTCAACGCTCCACCACCCTTGATCCAAGTTTCCTTGTCGCTCTTCGCTACTGCTTGTGGAAGAAGATGTCTCGTTGAATTGACTACGGCTTTGCCTGAATCCTTCCAATCTCTCGCTGTTGGTGTCGGCCATTTCTGAACTGCTGCCGTCAAATTGTGTTGAACTGCTGCCTTCTCTCCCTTGCGTTTGATCAGAGTGTCTAAATTTTCTTGTCCTGATGCTCTCGGTGTCGGCCACATCTTCACTGCTTTGCTTAATCCTGCTCCGTTGCCCGTCTTTGGGTTGATTCCACTTCGTTCCGTTGCTGTTGGCGTCGGCCACATCTTTTGTTTCTCCTCGAATAGAACTGCGTCCGATAGTTTCGCTCCGAAGGTGTTCTCTGGCTTGTTCTTCTTCCTTAAAATGTAAGACCCCTTCTCCGTTTTCTCTACTCGGTTCGACTGTTCTCCCCCCTCTATGCAACCCACTGTTGGTGTTGGCCATATCTGATCTGACTGCGATGAACCAGATTCTTTTTCTTTGGTGCGGAGCACCGACGGCTGCAGCTGGAATATTGAACGGTTGGACTTCGTATCCTTCGTCTTCCAAGTTAGTGCACACAGTCTCGAAGACCACGCCGTCTTGGATGTTAACAATTCCCGGCACATTTTCGCCAATAACGAATTTTGGTTGGAATACCTTGATAATGCGAAACATTTCTGGCCAGAGATGTCTGTCGTCATCTGTTCCTTTTTGTTTGCCCGCAACTGAGAACGGTTGGCAAGGGAAACCCCCTGTAATGATGTCTGGAGTTTCAATTCCATCTGTTTCAAAGTTTTCTTTGGTGATCGCTCTGACGTCGTCATATATTTTTATTCCTTTCCAATGTTTATCTAATATTAATTTACTGAACTTATTGTTGTCACAAAAAGCTACAGTTTTAAAATGTCCTGTTCTCTCTAGTCCTAAACTAAATCCACCTAGTCCACTAAAGAGATCTAATACCTTTAATTTCTTCATTCTTTCTCCTCATTATATTACACCTTTTTCTCTTAAAGTTTCAGGGTTAAAGTTATCTTCTACCCATAACTCTCCTGTTCTCTCACAGTCATCACATTGTGCGTGTACTTCTTCTTTTGCTTGATGATAAGGTACTCTGTAAAAACCATTTCCCTTACATTTCGGACAGAATATTTTACGCTTTTCCATTTTTATATCCTGTTTTCTTTGCAGCTCTTGTAGCAAGAGCTTCTATTGTTTTACTTATTGTTAACTTAGCATCTAAAAATTTTCCATCTGCTAAATAACTTAACTTCCTATAAGTGTCTATTGGTACTGATACAGACTTAAATTTATTTGGATCTGCCATTGTGTTCCTTTCTTTCATTAATAGTATTATATGGGAATTTATAATGATAAATAAGCGCTTGTCAAATGTTTTATTTTATTATATTATGAAGACCTCTTCTCACACCTTTTGTTTGTGCGTTCCTTTCTTGGGACGCACGAACATTAATAGAACTTCAAAAACTAAAAACAACTTTAAGTTGTAGATAATTAAATATCTAATCTAGGTTGACATTTGAAACCAATCACAATTCGGTCATTGTTGACACGATCTTGCCCCATTTGTTTCATCATTTCTTCAGCTATTTTATAACCAGAGGTTGCACATTCAAAGTGCGAATTATAAATTTCTTTGTGAGATATAGGAGGTAAACAATTACCATATAATTGCGTACAGATTGAAAGAACTAATATGAAATTCATTAATGTCCTTGGCCTCTATATTTTTTCCAGGTTCTACGTTTATTTTTATTCATCTTACATAAACTAGGGTGCCTGCCTATATTTGTTTTATTAAATATAGGTTCGTGAGATACTTGATCTTTAAATTTTTTCGCCATCGTCTTCTAACCATTCTCTAACAAAAGGTTTAGCACCTTTAGGTGCTGTAATAGTAGGTAAATAAATTATTTTACCATTAACGTGTTGCTCTAAATCAGCACCACAATTCATACATCTAAAAAAATATTTTTCAATACAAACTAATCCTGTGAATTCTTCACACGTTGGACACTTTCCATTTACAACTTCAGCTACAAATTTAAGTCTTTTTTTTCTAGGCATTACTCTAGTATTAATGCTTTTATAGAAAAAGATCCATCAATATTTTTTTCTAACTCTGCTTTAGATTTAATACATTTATAAGATACATTTTTACTTATAGGTGGTCTACTAGCTTCACGTTTATGCTTCATACATATTGACATTGAGTGTTTTCCTGTCTTTGGATCAATCTGTATTCTGTGTTCCTTGATATCAGGTCCTACAAACATTAAAAGGGCTACAATATGCTCTATCATAGAGTTTTTCCTTTATTTACGCCTTCTTTAATAACATATTTTTGTGTGCCGTTTGCACCTATCTCTACTTCTTGTCTTAATTTTTTAGATAAATTTTTTTGTTTAATCGTTCTTTTAATTTCTTCAATATAATCTAAAAGTTTTCTAGTAACTCTTTCCATTTCCATTAGCTCTTACCTTATCTTTTAATGTTTCTATATCGACTAAAGCTTTGTCCATTTGTTTTTGTACATACTCTATGTTTACTTTGTTGTGCATCATATCTTCTATTCTTACTTCTATCTTCTCCACGGATTTGTATAAATCCTCCAACAACATTAGTTGTTCTTGATCAATGGGTAACTGTTCACTTTTCTTAAGTAAATCAGCAGAGAATAATTCTCTTGATGTCTCTAGCGAGGTCAGCCTAGCCGTCACCTCTGTGTACGCAACTACACCCATTACTACACCTATTATGATTCCAATCATATTTTTGATTGGCATACTTACATTTGTATTTTCACTTACTTTCATTTTTTGGTCCTATGAATTTATCGTTCATCAGTATAACATCTGGGTTTTCTTTTTTATAGTCATTTTTAAGGGTATCCCAATGGCTATTTGCATCATTAGGTCTATTATCAAGGCCTGAAGGAGTAATACCCCTACATTTATTTACCAATAAAGAAAATTCAGGATTAAGTTTTAGTGTAGGATTACCATTAACTCTACCACACATTTTCATTAATTCTAATTGTTGTTTAAGTTTTACGTTTTCTTTTTGTGTCTTACAATCTGTGCCTAAATATTTTCTATAAGTAAATCTAACATATTCATCTTCGTGTGTACTATTTTCACTATAGTTATAATCAGTATCACGTCTTTCTGTTGTTACTTCAAAATCTCCACATCTTGCACCATACTCATTAAGATACTCATTTTTACTGTGTGAAGGGCCACCAAACAAAGCTAGTAATGTTATCATTATAAATAAAATTATTGTAAATTTGTAATCCATCTTGGCTATCTCCATACATTACCTATTTAAATCCTTAATATCATAACTGTGTTCTCTAACTTGATCTGCTAGTTGTCTATATAAATTCTCTGCCATCTGCCACGTAGATTCAGCAGAAGTTAATCTTGTGTTTTGATCTGTAAGTTTTTCTTGTGCAACTTTTAAATCTCTTTGAAGATTTACTATTTG